TTGCTTTTTGCGCGTTTGTGTCAATTATAATTTTTACTCTTCTTTCTTCGTCTTGATATTTCTTTGCCATATTAAAAATTTAAACCTGTTAGTTTTGTTTTTCCATCTGTCAATACTATAGCTGCATCGATAAATTGATACCTTTGTTCACTTATAATGAACTCGTTTTGCGCTCTAAAACCTGTAGGAATATTGCTTTCGCCTTGATTAAGGTTACTAAAATTCAAAAATATCTCGTTTGCTGGTAAATTTAGCACAAACTCACTCTTGTAATTATTAGGATCTAGCAATAACTCGATAAAACTATTGTAATGATTCAAAAATAAAGAATCGGTGTCAATTCCTATTGCGCCAAAAGTTAATGTTTTACCGTTAAATGAATTTTTATAACTAGCTTCTATCAACCCAAACAGTGGACGATTAATTGTTGGAGTGTATTCGATTGAAACAGGATTGAAACCAAGTGTTTTTGGCTCTAAATAAAACAATGTAAACTCCTCATAAACTGGTTTATACCTAACCGCACCACTATCCAATACTGTCGGAGTGTCTTTTGAGAATCCGTAGCAACTTTTAACGCCTGACGGGTGACTAATTAGAATACGCTGATTCATGATGCTGTATTCCGTCTTAATCTCGTATTTTGTTGGCTTTGGCACAGTCACTAATGGATACACTAATGAGCCAAAAACGTCGCCATTAAAATAAGTTCCGTCAAAATATTTTGAAGCAAAATGCGTAAATGAATATAAATTATATTCGTTTGCTTTTTTCTTGTTTAATGTGGCTACGTCAACGTATGACGTATAATCCACTATTCTTTTTGAATATGGCTTATTATCTTCTTGAATATCTTCGGGTGTTAACCAATACATAGATTGATCTGGTAGTCCTGTCGACACAACCGAGATATTAAATGTTTTAAAAAAGTCTCGCAAAAAGTCAGTACATTTCTTTTTTGGCAAAGCCGTAATTAAATTAAATTTATTACCACCTAGCGTGCCTGATGCCGTGTTATTCCTGGAAGTATGCGAATAGTTCGCCCTTGCTTCTCTAGGTCCAAAAATATTTCTTCTTGGGTAATCAAATCTCTGTATTGTTTGGTATTCCAAAAAGTCCCACTTTAATAATGTAATTGGAAAAATCTCAACACGTAAAAACAAATTTCCGTTTGCATCTAACATAGTTGGGTTTTCTGATCGAGTGTCAGTTATACGTGAAGTAAATATATTACCGCTAATTTCTTGACTGTCTAAAATTATGCCTGTTGCATCATTAATTAAATTTACTTTTATTTTTGTCTCTGGTCCTTCAAGAGAAACCAAATTATTAAAAATTACATTTACATCAAACCCATCAGACCAACCTCCCTGCTCTCCTGAGTTGGCGTTATTACGATCACACTTAAAAACACCTGTAATTGGGTTAGAAGTCATCAACCACTTTACATTGGCTAGATCAGGAACGCTTATGCCTCCTGATTCTCTTTTAAAATCATAACGAAGAGCAACTATTGATTCGTAATTAATTAACGGGAATGCTTTTGCATCAGGAACGACAAGACTTTCCGAACTGCACCAAACAAAAACATCTCTAACTTCTGGTCTCTCAAAAATAGGGCAAATTATTGGGGTGCCTATTTTTAAAATTAAGTGCTCCATAATGGTCATAAAACTTAAAGCTGGACGAACTTCTGACAATGATATTTGATTTACAGTTGCTTCTGTTCTAATTTGTTTGAACGCAATGTTATCCACAACCTCAAGATTGTTTTTGTCGTAAGTGAATACTCTATTGTTTGATATAAAAGGAATACCAAAGCGCATGGAAATATTAGTACTAGGAATAAGTATATTCACTATTGAGCTCATCCTATCACGTAAAGTCATGTAATTCCATTCTACTTTCACGGCGTCGTCAAATGCTCCGTTATCGTCTTGGAATAATGTCTGAATAGTTGTGTCACCTAACCTATCTGTTAAACTGGTTAGGTTGCTTGCAAAATTAGTTTTTAAAGTTTTTTGATTTTGCAGCTCATAGTCTGACTCGTCAAATGTAATTTTACCAGATTGAAATAAAAATCCAGAAATGTAAATCATTGAATCAAATTCGCCTGTTAAGTTGGCACGTTGTATTTTTTCATTGCCGATAAATCCACATAGTATTTTATTTTTGTCTGTAGCTTTTAAATTAAAAGACTGAGTAAATGGACTAAATATTTTTGAAATATCAGTAAGGTCCTTTGACGTTAATTTAAAATTAATAAGCTCCGTAGGCTCTACGTCTAGTAAATAAAAATTATTGTCGGTGTGCTTGATGTATATCTGGATCATCCTACAAGATATTATTTATAAAGTTATTTGTCTCTTCAAATTCGAGATTGTAAGATATTGAACTTTTTTCATTTAATCTAGTCTTTATTGTGAAATCATTTCCAACAAATCTAACGGGAATCTGAGTAAATTTACTGTAGAATCCTAGATCAGCAAAGGTCACAACGTCACTATCTACCGTAATTTCGGTATTATCTACGCTCACAACAGTACTGTCAACAGTAATGCCCGTCTGAACATCTGTAAAAACGTCATCACCAAAGATAATAAGGTATATTTTAGAGCTACTTTTTAACTCACGAATCTGATAATTATTACTTTCGTCAATTAATCCAGTGTTAATAGCGAACTTTCGGAACCCTGTAGGCGATCCGTTTTGCTTTAAGTGCTGAATCTGACTATTAATCTGTAATGGGTTACGATAAGTGCTTGCAAACTCGTCTCTTTTGATAGGTTCCTGAGTGACAAACTTTCCAAAAGGGGTAAAAGTATCCCATAAACCTAATCTATTTATGTACGCTATTAAGCAAGTTACCCCTGTTTGATATTGCCTGTCAGCTGGGCTCACTAAATCCCTAACAATCATCCCGTCAACTCCTATTCCTGAAAAAGAAGACGAAAAATCTGTATCTAAATTTATATTCCACTTGCTATAATTAATTCCTAAAGCAAATTTTCTAGCAGTTTCCACGTCATTGTAACTGCTGTAAGGACCGCCTAATTGTTCAAACGAATATCTATATCCTGAAGTTGCAAAGAAAGATCCTAATTGTTTCACGCTCTCGGTATCTATTTTATAAACTATGTGAAAGTAAACCCCTTCCCCCGCTGTCGTCGCTCCTGAAGTTGTGTTGTACGCATATTGGGGGTTATTTTTATTGAGGTTAGAACTTGTAATAAATGCTTTTATCTCGTTATGTAATTCAATTGCAATGTATTTGTCTGCTGGGCTAACTTTTTTTACATTGTTAAATACAAGTCTAGGTGTGTTTGGAAGATCAGCAGTCTGGAACCCTCTCCAAATATAAACTTCAATTGTAACGCTTGCGATGCTTGCGTCTGATAATTCGTTTTGAAAATTAAAATGAACAGGAGATTCGGCTAAATAAATTTGAGCCTTAGTACTTATATTGGTTAATGTTGGAGTTGCTAATGGCATGTTACACTATTGGGCTAATTAATAAATCGATCATATTTTTTATGTAAACATTTGTAGCGTCTGGAAGAAAATCTTCAATAGCATTAAGCATAGGGGTATTAGTCAAATTTTTTCTATCCTTTGGAGTTGGCTGCCCTTTTGGAGTATTGAATTGACCGTAAAATTTTTCGGATAAAATCAAAACATTAAACGGCTTTACGCCTCGGCCAACACTATCGCGTAAGTGATCTTTTTGAATCTTACTAACTTTTGAGTTGCGTCGAATTGTAACTTTGATAACGTCGCCTAATTCAAGTAAACTTTTTTTAGTCAGCGCTTCTATCTCCTTCTGCTGTATTGTCTTTCGTGCTGCCATTTGCTATCGTTAAAGATTTTAATAATTGCTTAATTTTCTCAGTACCTACGTTTGCCTGAGATATTGCTGACCTTCTTATCTCCCTGCCCGTTCTTGTCTTGCCTTTTACCGTGGTCTCTCTACCGTCTTCGTCTTCAAAAATTACAGTCCAAGGCAAATCTTTAGGTATCATTTTTTCAGCGTTTGCAATTAACTTGCTGTTGGTTCCGTATGCTCCATAGAATAATTGTCGAAATTCAATTGATTTATTTTTGCCGATGTATGCCCCGCGCATCGTGTCTTTTAACAATCCAGAATCAACGCGAGCAGTATTCTTTGATGCTCTTATCACTTCCCTTATGTACTGCCTAATTTGACCTACACTATATTCCATTTTGATGCATCATAAATGTAGCAGAAAACTTAACGCCGTCAAGGGCGTTTCGTTCGTCTTTACGTACTGGTTCAAATGTAGAAATGCTGCCATCAACAACTTGTATATCTAAATCATTGTGATCTTTTAAAATTTCCATTAAGAAATTATTTGCGATGCTATCGGTAATACCGATGTTATCAATGTAGTTTGTATCAGCTAACAGCTTTGATCCTGTTGATGTTTTTGTGTCATCACGTTGGTTTAGTACTTCAAAAGCAATTACGTACTGCCTATTGTACCAATCAGGTGCTGGTCCAGATAACAACTGTATAGAAACAAGCGGGTAAACGTTCTCTTTTTCAACGTCAACCACGTCGTCATCTTTGAAACAGATAGTATTTACAAGCGGTATCGCATCGTAAACCTCAATGATAAATGTAAGTAGTTGTGATAATTGATTTGCCATTCTGCTTTAGTTTTGTGCATCTTCACACAATTGTATTTTATTTTACCCCTTCAATTATTCTTTGACCTGTTAAATAGTTCGCCCAAAAAAAGAACTCACTTACTTTCCATTGCTCTACTGCCTTATACTTTGTAATGTCTCCTTTACAAATAACATCCATCAATATGACATAGTTCCCAAATCTTTCTACAAATTCCCTTTTTAATTCTGAGCCCGTCGTCTCTTTTGCGTCTTCACCATATTGAGGCGGGTCAAAAATAAAGTCATATAACTCATAATGCATTCTTTGCTGACAAAGAAACTCCATAATTATAAATGACATGTTGTGAATATAAATAGTTCTCCACCATCTCTTAACTACAAATATAGCACAAAATTTAGTATAATTTTCATTTTCAAGGTACATTTCTGCATTAACCAATTGATCTAATGTAAGATCTTGTATTTCCTTGCACTTAAATTTATTTACAGGTTTTCTCTCCAATAGTATCTTAGTCAAAAAATTACACTTTACATTTTCGCCTTGAGATTTTATCTTTGCAAATCTATTTAATGTTATTCCTAGAATCATAAATTAAAAATTAAACGTAAAATAAATAATATAGATTCTAATGCTGCATACAAAACCGAAAGGCAAAACGCACCTAATAGCAACGTCCCTAAAATAAAGTTTCTGTTTTTCATAATTTCTAATTTTAACATCCTACTATCCAATTAAGAACTGGAGTAATTAACATTGAGAAAATAATAATAAAAAGTATAAAAATAGGGGCTATTAAATAAAATTCTTTTGGGAATTCGTTTGGGAATTCGTTTTTAGACACAATACAAATTAAATGCATTAATCCTACTATTACTTCTGCTAAAAAAATCATAGCAATTATAAATCTTAGTATGTTCATAACTTTTTATTTTTTGATTTGGCTTTATTGCCGAGTCAAAGATACAAAAGCATTCTAGTTATCTAACCAAACAAATAAAGCTTTAACATTACTTTAACCTTTCATGTACTTTTTATATTTATCACTAAACATTGAAACTAAAATATACCTCAGCGTATCGCAAGCGTGCCCGAACTCCTGGTAACTTTGACCAGTAAGCTTATCCTTAATTACTTTCTTATTAACTTTTCCCTCTTCATTTTCCGTACAATATTGATAATCATTAATTGAATTTCGACACCTAGAATCAAACGCAATTGTAACGCCCTCAACATCTCCAGCTAATAATTCATTTGTAAAGTTTCGAGACATAATGACTGATGGATTAGCGCGAGGAATCCTAAAATCAGGACGCATTGATTTTAAATATCCCTTAATCAATAAGTAGAAGTTCTGTCCTTTTTGAATTTTAGTATCTTGCTTTCTACTGGTCGCATCTCCATAAATGAAGAGCCCTTGCCTGTTTGATCCGTATCTTTTTATAAATTCTTCACATGTATCTTTTAAAGTGTTTAAAGGATCTTTCAACATAATCTCATCTATCTGTCGTAAAACATTATTTGATAGCTGGAATACGTTGCACGTTAAGTAAGGCAGTACGTTCTCATCAAACGATATGTGAATTGGTAGTGCTGGATCATAAGGATATGTTCCGACGTGCTTATCGCTTTTAAATTGTTTTAGGAACTCGCCACCCGTTCTAAGTTTACCCCAATGCCCTAGAGCATAAATGTTGTAATGGTTTAAATTTGTTGTTTTAAATTTTTCAAATTTTTTAATTGTGTGCTTGTCAATAAATCCACCACCTTTTCCATCACCAACTATCCATATGTTGT